CTATAAGATTGAGAATAATATTCTTTGGTATGAAAACTATGATGCCGAATGGATAGATGATAGTGATGGTATTTTAGGTGGTTATCTAAGAAAGTTCAATGAACGATGGGATATGTGTGATAAGTTTGATGGACTGGTCCGATTCTATCGTGAAGATGAAGATAATGGTGGTTATAAAGCTGATAAATGGATAGAATACAAAGCTCTATTCATGGATGGTAAAATATTGAAGATTGAAAAAGTAGATGAGTGATTATACGCCTGATAGATGGGTTGTTGTGAAGATTACAACCGACAAAGAAACTTTATATAAAGTATTCGCCTGCTGGTTCGGCGGATTTGCCGGATCTGATTCGTGGCAGATGAATAGTGGTATTGTCAAAGTTGAATTGATAGATAACTGTTATGAATTTCATGGTATCTCTGGATCGGTATATCGTTGTCATAAGAATTGCTATGGTACCAACGGTTATGGCGGCAGCGTATTAGCCAATTTCATTGATAAGGCCGAATACAAAATTGAAATAATGCCTGAGAATACAAATTGGAAGGAATTAAATTATGCCTGTGAGGTATAGTACCAACTGGATGGGCGTGGCCAATCTACAATGGTATAGAGACCGTGGACTTACCAAGAGAGTAACCAAAACATTAACCGAAGATTCACAATTAACTGGCAGAAAAGCTGGTGAATCGTTTGAGTATGATGAAATAATTCAAGGTTATTCGTGTGGTCGTATTGATTGCCGTGGCGAAGATTTGGGCCAGTTTGGTGATGAACTTGGTGTTGATCCTATGAAAGATGAATCGTGGGCTCTGTTTGGTAAATGGCTAGATACATTTGAAACTGATTTTATGTGGACATTGGAAGAATTGGTTGAATTCTATGAAAGAAATAATCCTAAAATTGAATGGTGGACTGGTGATTGATTTTATTGATTAGGAACATATAAAAATATCATTAGACAAAACCATTTAATTGAGTTAAACTATGAATACATATTATTGTTAGTTTTTAACTATTAAAGGAGATAATATGGAATTGCAGTATATTTGTACCGTTTGTGGCCATGTTCACGATGAGGCAACAGAAGGCAAGTTTGAAGAATTATCGGACTTGTTTATGTGTCCAGAATGTGGTTGTTTTAAAGAAGAATATTATTCAGTAACTAAGGAGAAATAGTATGGCAAAAACAGTAAAAGGTACTCGTACCGAAGCAGCATTGAAAGAAGCATTTGCAGGTGAATCACAGGCTAATCGCCGTTATTTGTATTTCGCAAACATGGCTGATGTAGCAGGTGCACCAGATGTAGCCGCTGTGTTCCGTTCCACCGCTGAAGGTGAAACAGGTCACGCACATGGTCACATGGAATATCTATTGACTGGTGGTGCAGGAGATCCAGGCACTGGTCTATCAGCCGCAACCGTAGCTGAAGCATTAGAGTCCGCTATTCACGGTGAAACCCACGAATACAGCGATATGTATCCTGGTATGGCCAAAACGGCACGAGATGAAGGCTTTGATGAGATTGCTGATTGGTTTGAAACATTGGCCAAAGCAGAGCGCTCACACGCCAATAAGTTCCGCAAAACACTAGAAGCACATAAAGCAGAACAAAACTAATGGCGTTTCTTGTCCATAATTTACCTCCAGTCCAATGCTTTGTTAAGAAAGAATTTCTCTATGACTTTGAAAAAGGTTTTGGTGAATATGAACCATGCATATGGTTGACAATCAAATGTATTAAAGGCCAAGCGTTTCGTATTGAGGCACTATTACCTAATTATGGTGCCTTGTATGATAAACTACCTTTACATGCTTTCGTGTCAAGGCAAGAATCACTAAATGATGCAATCTTGCCTTTGGATTACTTGCAAATTTGGGACGCTTTGAGTTATAATATTACTGTCATTGAAAAAGATAATTTGCGAATGTTGAAATGCAAGTTCTTAGACAAAGATAGGAAGTGGCATTTTGGTGAGTATATGTTCACCGTGGATTTTTGCCAAAACGACCCTGGCTATTTGAATACAGGATTTTCTGAAACAGTAGAAGAACATAAGAGTTATAATTTTATTAAGTTGGACAATGGACAGTTTGCTGCCCAACCAAATAATAAAACATTATTCTATGATGCTTCTCTGACAGTACCTGAATTCAAAATGCCAGATTTTAAAATAGCAACAAAGCTGTATTCAGTAGAGAAATACAATAAACATTCTGCAAGGAATAATAATGATTTCTTCTACGATTTTAAGGAAAGAAAAGAATGAATTTTCGTGAACTCGCTAAGAAATTGGCAATAGAGCATAAACTCCCAAGAGCCGAAAAATATGATTTGTTTTTACGGGACTTTGATAACATGGTGGAAGTTGTTGGTTGGATGCAAGACCCAACTCACGACATGAAGGACTTCCAAGGCCGTGAGATGTTATTTCCAAAACGCTGGGTTACAATTGGTGTATTGCCAGCAGAAACACAGGTGAAACTATGACAGTTAAATTAATTACATTTAAAACCAGTCAAACTGTTATGGCAGATGTTGACAATGATAAAGCAGCAACGATAGTTACATTGAAAAAACCAGTTCAAGTAATTGTTCAACCAACGAAAGAGGGACCAATGATGGGCTTTGCTCCTTTCTTAGATTATGCCGAAGAATTCAACACAGGCATTGAAATATCTAAAGCAGATATTCTATGTGTAACTACACCGAGCCGTGAGCTAGAAAATCAATATAACAAGGTTTTTGGTAGTAATATTGAAATTGCCTCATTTATTCCAAAAGTATGATATAATGTATGAATGAATAAAAAATACTACACACATGTTCTATGCTTTGGTAATTACATTCTTTACCGAGGCATCAATAACGGTCGGAGAGTCAAGCAAAAGATTGAATACTCTCCGATTTTGTATTTTCCTACGAACAAAAAAACAGAATGGCGTTCTCTGCAAGGCGATGTATTAGAACCTAAGATGTTTGGTTCAATCAAAGAAGCAAAAGAGTTCATCCGCCGATACGAAGAAGTTCAAAACTTTAAGATGTTTGGCAACACTCGTCTGGAGTATGCTTTCATAGCCGACAACCAAAAGGGTGTTGTGGATTGGGACATCAATGACCTAGACATAGCTATCATTGACATTGAGGTGGGTTCAGAAAACGGTTTCCCAGACCCAGCCACCGCCAGCGAACCGGTAACCGCCATAGCTATAAAAAAACTAAATAAGAGGTTAAGCGTTTACGGATGTGGTAAATTCAACAATACCCGTGATGATGTTGACTATATTGAGTGTAAAGATGAATATACACTACTCAAATCCTTTCTAGCCGATTGGGAGAAGAACACACCAGATATCGTTTCTGGTTGGAATGTTAAGTTCTTTGATATTCCATATTTACACAATCGTATGCAAAAGATTCTTGGTCCTGATATGACCAGAAAGCTTTCGCCTTGGAATTCAGTTGTTGAACGAGAGAAGATTATCAAAGGCCAGAAACAAGTGGCATATGATATTTTTGGTGTTTCTTGTTTAGATTACATTGAGTTGTATCGTTGGTATGCACCAGGCGGTAAATCACAAGAGTCCTACAAACTAGACCACATTAGTTCTGTTGAGCTAGGCACCAACAAAGTAGATTACTCCGAGTATGATAGTTTACATCAGCTCTACAAACACAATTATCAAAAGTTCATTGAATACAACATTAGAGATGTTGAAATTATCGTTGAGCTAGAAGAAAAGTTAAAGTTGATTGAATTGGCTGCCACTTTGGCATACGATACAAAGACAAACTTTGAAGATGTATTTGCACAAACAAGAATGTGGGATGCTCTAATCAATTCTTATTTGATGGACAAAAAGATTATTGTTCCACCAAAAGAGAACAGAATTAAAGAATCGGCATTTGAAGGTGCATATGTAAAAGAACCACAAGTTGGCAAGCATGATTGGGTTGCATCATTTGACCTCAACAGCCTATACCCACACTTATTGATTCAATATAATATTTCACCAGAAACAATTATTGAACCACCTAACTACACACAAGAGATGCGTGACATTATCTCTGAAGGTGTAACAGTTGAAAAAATGTTGTATCAAAAAATTGATACTTCTAAGCTTAGTGG